TCCCTGAAAGGGTGTTTTTGTTTCCTGCGATTCTAAAAGTGCAAGTTACAACGTTACCGATTTTGGTATATGTTCCCAATTGGATATCGTGTATTGCAGAACCTCCACCGCTTGCAGCATAAGCAGGCGTCCAAGTCCCCTCCTCGTAGTCATCAAGGGCGTTGGCTGCTGCGGTGTCCCCGTTGAAGGTTAGGCCGTCTGCCGTGAATCTTGCTCGCTCGCTACTTCCCGCAGTAATTACTACGCTACCGCTTGAGGCGTTTAAACTCATATTGGCAGAAGATGATACTACTTGGATGTTGTTGGTAAAAACAACATTAGCAGTGCTTCCTTGCTCAATGTTTCCCGCTACTACTAATTTATTCGTAGGGTTACTCGTGCCGATGCCTACGTTGCTGGTGCTTACCGAAATAGGCAAATCGTTGCCAAGTCCATCGCTTAAGTATTTAGCCGTACCGCTGATCGGGCCGTTGTCGCCTACCTTGATGAGGCTATCGTATGTGTCTTTGGGTTTAGTGCCCGTTAGTGTAGTTCCCATACTTCTAGTTTAATGGTATAAAGTTAGTTAAAAAATGCTTTAGGCGTTCCAGTCCCACTCCGAAAGTTCCCAGGCAGCGTCAAGCGTTTGCCACTGGTCCTCTGCGTTAAGGCCGTCGCTAAAAAAAATAGTAATAAACTGCGCTGTATTCATATGTTCCAGTTATTGTCAAGTTCAGCCCAGGTGTAATCTTCGTAATAATTTTCCCAGGTAATCCAATAATAAAAAATGTGTGTAGGTAATTCGTAAGTTATCATATTTCGGAGCGTTCTAGGTCGCCGTCAATAAACTCGCGGTACGTTACTCGCGTGCTTCGTTCGGTAATACTCAAATTAACCGGCTTATAATCTACGCCACCCCATGTGGTGGTATGGTTATACGTTACGTTTCCGTCCAACTCTATTTCGTAGTATTGGTGGCTTCTAAAAGATTTACGCGCGATCTGTTCAGCCACTAGGTTGGCCAAGTATCGGGCGTTAATGTCCCAGCTTACGTTACCAGCTGCGGCGGTGCGTCCGCTAGTCGTGAAACGTCCGATAAGCCCAGGGGTGGTAAGCGGTTGCGCGGTACCTGGTATGTCGCCCATTTCATTACTCAGCCTAACGTCTACCCCGTTCTGCCTTGCCGTGTTGTCGGCGTAGTGCGGTATCTGATTCGGAAAAGCGTTATGGTACGCCATAAACAGCGTGCTAGTAACGGTAATGCTGTCGGCACTATAACCTGCCACCTGCACAGCTGTTACGGTAATGTAGATTTGCTGCGTTCCGATTGTGGGCAGCGTGTCTAGGTGGTAATTGTTTACGTGGTATTCAATAACCGCAATAGCTGGCCCAGGGCCTGGTACCAATTGCTGCTTTGTAAACGTCGCGGTACTTGGCACGGTTGTCCAGTCGTTACCGTTCCAGTAATAGTTACCAAACTTAATTTGTACCTCGTACTCTACCTCTATGGTGTCTCCAGTAAAAGCGTCATTAAACGAAAGCGTAGCGCGTAGGTATGCGTCGTAATCAATGTGGTTAGCCCCGGTAGGGGTAGCGTCGTTTACAAAGTAATTTAGGCGCGTTTTGTACTGGCTAGTTTCGTCCTTAATGTAGTCGCTTGCGGGCTGGTTAATTAGGTACAGTACCTCGCGTGTAGCGGGCTTGTACATTTCCGTACCGTCTGAGTAGACTACTAGGGCTTGCGTTGGACCGGTCGGGTATATTTTACCTATGAAGTCCCCACCAGTATCGTAAAAATTGTAGTAAGCTGGCGTTTTAATGTGGCAGCTCCGAAATATAATTTCTCCTTTGTCCTGAAATAATTGCAGGTTAAAGGCCGTGCAAATGTCTTGTATAATTTCGCGGCTGCTCCGTGGCTCGCCGTCCGTGTAGGCTAAGCCGTTGCGTATTGTCCCGGTCCACCAAAGCCCGCCCTCGGTTGTGGTTACTCCATAGGGCGCGTAGTGTTCACCTACATAAAAGCCGGTGAATATGTCGGCAATTTTGCAAAAGGTAAAGATGCTGGCAATATAGTCCGTGAACGGTATTACAGTGTCTAGCTGAATAAAGTCCGCGCGCTTTTCTAGCATTTGGAATCCGTCAGCGGCCACCACTTTAATAAAGCGCTTGCCGTTGATTACTTCAATTTGCCCTAGGTCCGGTGTAATAACTCCCCGCCACACGATATTTAAACCTTCATTGACTTCAAGTACCCACTCAGGTTTAGCTGTCTTAAATACCTCGCGAAAATCGTCCACCGTAGGCGTGCTGCCTTCTAAGTAAAAGTTGACTGTACACGAGCTAGGTATAATGCCCGGCAGTACGTTATCCTGCGGCTGGTATGCTATTTCCCAGTCGCCTACGTAAACCTCAACCGGTGGCAAAAAATCGAAGCCCTGGTACGTCGTGCCAAGGTCGTAAATTTTAAAATCGTACCGTGCGGTATTGGCGTAGAATACTAGCGTCTTAGCCATTACCCGGAGATTCTAGAAAAGTTAGTGCCACTGCGCTGGGTACCTAGTAGCAGGTCGCTGCCGCTTACGCGGGCGTTCATGTTCAAAATACCGCCCTCGCCAAACAGCCCGCCTAGTCCAGTGCCCTGAGCTACGCCTTTAAATGCTGCGCCCAAAGGCATACCGGTAAATGCGCTCACGATGGCAGAAAGCGCCAGCGTTGTGGCTACGGCTGTGGCTAGTTGGCGCACGTAGTTTTTGATGGCGTTCTGCAATTCGTCAAAAAAGCTAGTACCGTTGTTCATGGCCGCCGTAAATGCGCTGCTCAGGATTACCCCGAACTCGGAACCTACCGCGGTCGCGAACTTCATTTGGTCGCTCATTTGTTCGAGCTGATCCTTTGCGCCTTTTACCATTTTGCCCATTTCGTCGTATGCCGGAATAGTGCTGCTCTTTAGTACCATGTTTTGGTACGTTAGGCTATTGGTAACTGGCTTTAGACCTTTGCTGTCTAGCTCAATTAACTTATCCGTAGTGCCTGGGTAGATTTCACCGCTGGCACGGCCTAGCTGGTAATTGGCTTGCTCAATAGCCGCGCGAAGCTCATAGAAGCGTTTAGTACCTACCTGGGTAGTATTGTACTCGGTCTCCAGGTCCTTAATCGCCTGGCGCATGGATTCCAAGGAAACAACGAGCTGCTGAACTTCGGTGGTCTGCTGAACAATGGGGCTAGCTTTCCCCTTTGGCTTTACTAGGTCGCTAGGCTTCGCGGTACCGGTTGCTACGCCAAGCTTATTAAGCGCTGGACCCATAGTCTCGCCTATGTTCAGCATATTGGTAAGCCCTTCAAGGAACCCGCTAGCTGCCGGTGCTATGGCTTCGCCTACGCGTGCCTTAAAGTTTTGCCAGGTAGTGCTTAGGCGCACCATTTTGTCGGCCGCGGTGTCTACCGCTGTGCCCATTTTGCCCAGTTCCTCGGTGGCAATATCGCCCACTGCGCGCGCTACGTCTGCTATGTTTTGGGCTTCAATTGCCGCGCCGTTGAACTTTTCCTTTAACCGCGTGGTGCTGATTCCAAGGTTGTCAAGGATTAGCGGCGATTTGCGGCCAATACCTACTACGATGGATTCTACTAAGTAGTCAACGCTTTGCCCAGTTTCCTGAGCGCGTCGCTTCGCGAACTCTAGCAGACCGCCTAACTGCTCAATGGGAATACCAAAGTTTCCGGCCATTACCGTGGCCTTCATAAGGTCCAGGTCGGTAACTAGTCCGCGGGTGGACTTACGTAGTTCCTCAAGCTGTGCCTGGTCGCCAAATCGTGCAAAGCCCTTGCCTACGGTTTGCAATTGGCTACCCAGCTGTATTGCCTCAGCCGTAAAAGCTTGTATTTGGCTAACCGCAAAGCTCGCACCAATAAGCTGGCCTAGGTTGCTAAACAGCTTGCTGGTTTGCTTTAGCTGCGCGTCTACCTTTTGTATGCCACGGCGAAACTCGCTAGGGTCTAGCCCTAGAATTACCTTACTGGTTACGTCGTTCGCCATAGCTTCTTAATAATGCCCGCAGGCTGCTTTCGGTTTTTTCGTCTTCAAATTTAAGTAGCTCCGTTTCCGTCACTACCTTTTTAACACTTTTGCCGCTTACGTTAACTAGCACGGCTGCTAGCCAGCGGGTACGTTTCCATTTGTCTTTTTCAGCTTCGAACCCGTGGCGCATGACCGCGTTAAGCTGGTCTAGCGTCAGGGTTTTGGCTTCGCTAGGCGCAAGGCCTAAACGACCCACCAGCTGACCCAGTACGTCTACTGGGCCGCCGGCTGGGAAAAAGGGCCGTTAAGCCGCTGGGTAAGTTCGGAAATATCCCAGGCCCCTGCCATGGCTTTGAACTCGTCGAAGCTAATACGGTCTTTGTCGGACCAAAACTCCTGCGCGTAAAGCATGGCTAGCATGTCTGCTAGGCCTAAGTTTCCCATGTCGGTAACGGTTTTTCCCGTTACTTCTTCAAACAAAAGCGCTGCCCCCAGCGTAAACTTTTTCCCTTCCATGGCTTAGTTTGTTCCTACGGTAAATGATCCAGTACCGTTCAGGCTAAAGCTGACGCTACCGTTGTCCTTGTCCGGTGCAGAAACCGAAAGCTGGGTAAGGATTGCCTGGCCTTCAATTTTGGTCTCACCTACGATAGGCGCTACTCCGCCAGCTGCTACCTGAGTAATACGCAGGTAAACCACGTCGCCCACTTTAGAGTAAAGCTCGTCGGGGTTCCAGTTAGTAGCGTCGTCGTCGCCTAGCAGCATAGTGCCGCTAACGCTCCAAGTCTTAGCGCTGGTTACGTAGCTGCGGAATACCGCTACGTCTTTAGAGGTTACTTCGCGCGTCTCCGCGTTCATTTCGAAGCTGCACTCGGTTTCGGCGGCAAAGGCCTTGTAGGTCGTGCCGTCTGTGCTTAAAAATAGGCGGACTTCGCCGCCGGAAATTGTAGCCATGTTAGTAATTGATTAAAAAAATGAAATCCGCCGCAAGTATTACGGTTTCGTCGTCTTCGTTGTAGAACATTTGCGCCCCGTCCATGTAGCCCAGGGTAAAAGTGTTGTGTACCGTTTGCAGGTATGTGCGTATGGTACTTAATTGGCTTTGCGCCGTGTCTGCGTTAGCGTAGTGCAAAAAAAGCGTAGAGCTTACGCGCTCCGCTTTAAAATTGTCTTTTGTTTCGGTTACGTCAATACCGTTAAGCTGGATTACTATAAAGTCGTCCATAAATCCCTGCGGTGCCGCATACGAAAAAACGGGCGTAGCCGTGGCTGCGCTTACCGCGTCGTATATGTATTCTAGGTAGTTCACCGCAGGTGCTGTTTAATTCGCCTTTGTACAAAGTTACTAATAAGTTTCTGAGCTTTTTCGGTCGTGCCGTCGCTATCTACCGCAGCGTCAATGAACTTTTTTGCTTTGAAGCCTTTTTTGGTTCCACCGAAAAGCTGCCAGGGCGCATAATAGGCACCGTCTTTGGCCTTGCTGCGCAGGCCGACTACTACGTATGCCTTTACCTCGCCTTTGTTAGCAAACATGTCGATAGTCTTGTAAAGGTTGTAGAAAGCGCCTTTTGTGTCTTTGTCTACCGTCTCGCCTTTGCGGTTGCGTAACCTAGCGCTTACTTTAAGGTCATTGTAAGCCTCTCTGCGGGCTTTATCTACTAGCGGCTTAGCCTCGCGCTTTAAGAGCTGCCGAAGCTCCTTAAAACGCAAATTTTCAGCTGTGCTGAGTTTGCTTAGTCTTTTGCGGAACTGGTCAAAATCTTCTACGCGTCCGCTTTCGCTGCGTAGGTAGACTGTTTTACCGCGTGCCATTGTCCCGCAGTCGGGTTTTAATAATGTAGTACCTGCGTCGTCCTTCGGGTACTACACTAATAACGTCGTAACTCTGACCGTCGTACTCTAGTTTCCAGGTGCCCGCATGCTTTTGCATATCGGTCCAGGTGTAGTCGATTACTTCCCACTCCTGGGTAATTTCGTTCCAGACTAAAACTGGCAAAGGGTAGCGCAAACGCCAAAGCATGGTCGTGCTGCTTACCATTTGGTCGTACGGCATAGATTCGCTGCCGGTGTTTTCGTTTACAATACGCTGCGCGTAATACGTGCCAGCTTCGGCCCAAGTCTTAATTACCTGCCCGCTGTCGTTTTTTGACGTGTTCGGGTAGTACAGCGTTACGCGTAGGTCTAGCACTAGCTAAAGTTTTGGCGGTAGCGAAACGCTAACCGATCAAAGAAACGGTTTGAATTGTACGGCAAGTCGTCGCCGTAGTCGTACCCGAATTTAACGCGTTGGTACAGCGCGTGCTTAACGTCTGCGGGCGGGTTGGTGTCGCCGCACGTGTAAACAATTACCATGCGCGCGGGCGTTTCGTCCAGCGTCAGCACGGTGTTAATGTAGTCGTAGTCGTCGTAAAGGGCCAGTACCGTAGTAGCGCCCTCGTCGTCGTAAGCTGTTACGCTCGTAATAGCCGTAACCGGACCCAGGGGCAGAGTATAAGACTCTTGCCCCACGGTGTCCACTGTTACAGTTGTAGAACCTAAACGGTAGCCGGTGTAGCTGTTAAACTCCTCTACCGCTGCGCTGAAAAGCATAGTTAGTAGCGCGTCGTCTGCGCTACCGTCTACGCGGCAAAAGGCCTTCAATTCGGTAAGGTTTACCGAAATGGGTGTATAACTGCTAACCGTTACCATGTTTAGATAGTGATGTCAGTTGCCAAAGCAAACGAAGCGTTACGCAATACCGCAACGTCCATAAAGCGCTCCAAGTAGATTTCTACAATAGATGACTTCATGTTAGTGTATGGGTCTACCATAAGGGTAGCACCGCCCCAGAATCCAACTTGTACGTCAGACCAGTTACCGAAGATCATACCGTAGTTACCGGTGGCTACTGGTGAAAGCGTAGTGCTAAGGATATTGTAACCGTTGGCGGTTTGTACTGGGTCAAGCGTACCCTCAACGAGGAAACGTCCAGAACCTGCGTCAAGCTTGGTCTGCTTCAATTTAGCCAAAACAGCTGGGTGCGTAACGTAAGCCAGGTTGCCGGTCAAAGCGTCGGCGTTAGCCAAAGCGCTTTCGAACGCGATAAGGTCGGCGTAGTCAATTGCTCCGATGGTCAAAGCCTGAGCTGCAAGCTCTGCGTAGATACCGCTAGGCTGGTTAGATGAACCCGTACCGTTAAGGATGGTGTTCTCTAGGCCTTTGTTAAACGAAAGGTTGAGCTGGTTGATAATACGCTGCT